TTGACACAGGTTTTCGGCTTGAAGAAGAGCTACTTGCGCACCGGGCTGAGTATCGCGCGTACTGCGCGCGTCACGCCAACCGGGTAAAGCAGGCGCGGGCGCTCGACTGGATCGCTGAAAAGCTGGCAGCCCCTCTCTACGGCGGCCTGATCTCCCAGGAGGGCGCCCGACGGGCGATTTTAGGAATCTGATATACTGGTCTTGTAGTAAAGGCAACAGACTCACCATCTAGTTTTCCTCGTCGGGCAAGGCGGCACTCCTCCGACGACTCCTGAAGTGCCCGCCCCCTTGATCGTCGTTGAAGGGAAAAGCGAATCCTCTGACGCTCGCCCGCGAAAGCGACCGGCGACAACCGCGTCTGGCGACTTTCTTTTCTCGCTTTTCAACTTTCTTTCGAGGAGATTCAAATGGGTTTTGCATTCGGAGATGACAATGTGATCGCGGCTGACCTGGCTTCGTCCGGTTTCATTCCCGATCTGTGGATGGACGAAATCATGGCAGCGCACAAGAAGAGCCTCGTGCTCGCGGCGCTGGTTCGCAAGATCAACGTAAAAGGCAAGCGCGGCGACAGCGTCACCCTGCCGAAACCGGCTCGCGGTAGCGCGTCGGCGAAGTCGGCCGACACCGTCGTCACTACGATTCAAGCCGCCTCCGGCGCGGCGAGCGTGGTGATTGCGCTCACGGCGCACTACGAATACTCGCGCTTGATCGAAGACATCGGCGAAGTTCAGTCGCTGGCCTCGATGCGCAGGTTCTACACCGAGGACGCCGGCTACGCGCTGACGGTCATCAAGGACACGGTGATCTTCGACGCGGCCCGCACCCTCAACGGTGGCGACGGCGCCTCGACCTGGAACAAGGGCGTGATTGCCGGCGACGGCACGACCGCCTTCGTGGACGCCTCGGGCAACGCCAACGCGACCGCGATCACCGACGCCGGCATTCGGCGCGTGATCCAGATCCTCGACGACAACGATCTGCCGATGAACGACAGGTTCCTCGCCATCCCGCCGGTTGCACGGCGCGTGATGATGGGCCTGGCGCGCTTCACCGAGCAGGCGTTCGTGGGCGACGGCAAGACCATCCGCAACGGCAAGCTGGGCGACGTGTACGGCGTTTCGGTCCATGTGACCAACAACTGCCCGACCCCGACCTCGGCGACGACCGCGAAGGTGGCTCTACTCTCGCACCGCGACGCGCTGATCCTGGCCGACGTGCTCGGGCCGCGCGTGCAGACCCAGTACAAGCAAGAGTACCTGGCGACGCTGCTCACCGCGGACACGATCTTCGGTGTCAAGGAAGCGTACGACAAGGGCGGGATTGCCATGGTTATGCCGGGCTAATTGGGTGATCTGATGTAGGCGGCGGCCCGCGAGGGCTGCTGCCTACGGCTCTTCCCCTCACTCAAAAAGGAAACCCACCATGTCCCGCCAATCCTCTCCCGCTCTTCTGCACAACGAGATCGCGACGATCAACGATCGTCTCGTCACTCTGACTGCGGGCAATCAAACGCTGACTATCGAGGACCACGCCAACCGGCTGCTCGTCGTCAGTTCCGAGCTGACCAACGCCTCGCAGACGAAAACCCTGCCGAAAACAACCGGCTCGGGTGACGTCTACGAGATCGTCAACAACGCCGTTCTTACGCAGTCGCTCGTCGTCGCCGCTCTCGGTGCCGACGTGCTTTCGGGCTCGGCGTTTTTGCTCAGTGAAACCACGACCAACACGGACGTGTTCCACACGACCGCGACGTCGGACAAGTACACGTTCAACGTCACCACGATGGGCGGCCTGCGCGGCGACCGTATCAAGCTGGTCGACATCGCTGCCGGCACCTGGCTCGTTCAGGTTCTCGGCAACGGCTCCGGCACCATGCTTACCGGTTTCTCGGCCACGTAACGCCTGCCATACGGTTTCGTGGGGCGCACCGCAAGCACCCCACACCTACAAAGGAGCGAGAACTTTGGAGCAGCGTCAAGTCCGGGCCAAGCCGGAAGAACTCAGCGTTTGCATCGGTCTGCCCTGCGGGGCAACCCTCCCTTGGCAGACCGCCCTCTCCCTGGCGGCAACGGTTAGAGCGTGCGCTCTTAAGGGAATCCCGGTCGAAGTGGCCGTCATCGCCGGCGCGGCGATCGTGACGGAAGCCCGGAACCAGGTGGTACACGCCTACCTGAAGACCGACTGCTCGAGGCTTTTTCTCATCGACAGCGACATGGCGTGGCAGGAAGATGATTTCCTGCGCATGCTGGTGCTGTCAGAAATAATGCCGGTGCTGTGCGCGTCCTATCCGCGCAAGCGCCCGGATCTGCGCTACACGATCAAGCCGCTTGAAGGCATCGAGGCTCCGCCGAACGAGTTCAACTGCCGCCAGATCAGCGGGACCGGTCTCGGCTTCACGGTCATGCGTCGGGAAGTAGTCGAAGCGGTCGTGGCCGCCGCGGGCAGCGCTTACGACGAGGTGCAGGCCGAAGATATCCCCGACGTGTTCCGAGTGGACACAGTCGAGCGCAATGGCCGCCGTACGCGCCGCGGCGAGGACATGGCCTTCTTCGCGGACATCATGCAGGCGGGCTATCCGATCTGGTACGACCCAAGCATCAAGCTCGGCCATGTCGGGATGCACGTCTTCGGGGGCGGCGAATGAAGCCGCCGCGAGTGATGATCGGCATGCCGATCGGGAGCGGCAGCCTTCCTTGGCCGACCGCAGTCTCCCTCCTGGCGACGGTGCGGGTGCTCGATAAGGAAGGCATCAAGTTCAAGATCGAAGCGCCAGTGAGCTGCAGCGTGGTGCAGTGGGCCCGCAGCACCATTGCGGAAGCGTTCCTGAAGCAGGAAGACTACACCCACCTCTTCTGGATCGACTCGGACATCCAGTGGACGCCGGATGACTTCATCCGCATCCTCGGCTTCGGCGCCGTGCTCGACGTAGTCGGCGCGACCTACCCCTTCAAGAAAGACCCGCCCGGCTTTCTCATCAACCTTGCCGGCGAGCCCGGTCAAGTCGAAGTGAATGGCTTGGGCTGCGTGAGGATCGAAAGCATGGGTCTGGGCTTCACGCTCGTCAAGCGCGCGGTGATGGAGAAGGTGGCCGCCGGGAAGACCCTGATGCGCGACGACTTGAACGGCCACTCGTATCGCGACATTTTCCGGGTGGACCGCACGAGCCGAGACACCCCTCGCGGCGAGGACGTGGCCTTTTTCCATGACGTGAAGGCGGCGGGCTACACGGCCTGGCTCGACCCGAGTGTGAAGCTCGGCCACATCGGAAGCAAGACTTACATGAGCGACCCCATCGAGGCACTCGGGCTGCAAGACTTCGCAAAGGAGATTCACGCATGATCAGTAATTCCAGCTACGAAACCGTCGCCGCATCGCAGACCGACCAGGCCCTCGGGCCGGCTGGCGCCGCGGGCGACTACCTCGACCGGCTCATCATCAAGGTGAACACCGCCGCGACGGCGACCGTTGACATTCAGGATGGTGCGCAGACGGCGATTCCGATCATGCCGGCGTCCCCCGGCGGCGGTGTTGGTGTGTACGTCGTCGAGCTGAAAGCCTACAGCCGCGCGGGTGCGTGGTCGGTGACGACCGGCGCTGGCGCGACGGTCCTTGCGATCGGCAACTTCACCTAGCCATGCCGGGTCTCGTTGATCGTTGGGGCCCCGCCGGCTACGAGCCCAGCGGCGGTCCGCAGAGGCCGAACCCTATGGGCATGCTGCCCGCCTGGCTGGTCGAGCTGATCCTCGGCACAGGCATGGCCCCGCCTGCGCCACCGCCGCTCCTGCGTCGCGGCATCCCGGGCGTCAACGGCGGCATGCTGCCGATGCGCCGGCCGTATCAAGACAATTCCCTTCCCTCGCGCGACTTTCCGCCGCGCGGCTAACTCAAGGAGCGACCATGTCCGACAAGAAGTTTTATTTCCGCTGCACGACCAACCCTGACGGCCCGATTCTAGTGCTCGACACCGTCTACGAGATGCTCGAGATGCGTTCGCATCCCGACTACGAGCGCATCGACGAGTTCGGTGAAGTGATCGTCAGCGAAGAAGACACGGCGGAGCACTCGCTCCCCTTCATGCCCGCCGGCGCGCGGAAACAGGCGTAACAGGAGAACGCGATGGCAGGCTTCGGAGTCGATCGTGGTGGCGGCAGCAGCTCGGGCCTGTCCGAATCGGGCCTGACGGAGACGATCGACGCCAAGGGCGACTTGCTGGTCGGCACGGCGGACAACATCGCCGACCGGCTGGCGGTAGGCGCCAACGAGACGCGCCTGGTCGCGGACTCCGGCGAAACTACCGGGCTCAAGTACGTCGCCGACACC